CCTTCGGGCACAGGTTCGTAGCCGGTGTTCGGTGCGCCCTGATTAGCGTCAAAATTAAGCTGTACCATGTTAGTACCTTTCGTTGTGGGTTAGTTCATGCACTTTGCGAACAATGCGCCTAAGTCGCAAGGTTCGAATTCATCCAACCGGCCCGAACGGTCACGCGCGGAAACGGTTAGATTGTCCAACGTGCGAATTGCCCGTTGTTCACCTTGCACGCCGGGAATTTGGAATGTCCCAACGCACAAAATTTCGTCGTAAAGGTGCGGCACTTTCACGTTGCATTCGTTGCCCGGAAAGTAAGGCCGCTTCTTCTTCATGCCCCCGCCTTCTTCGCTAAGGTATTGCTTGGCGATAAGATAGACGTGCTTTTGTTGCAGGTAATACAAGAACGTTACGTGTTCCATGACCTTTTCGGCCATTTCGCCGTAAGCCTTCAACCCGTGCTTGTTCGTCTTGATGGCCGACGCAAGGTAAATTTCCGCCATTTGCGAAACGCTATCAAGCGCCACGGTATCAAAGTTCGCCGGTTCGTTCGACCGCTTCAACCAATCAAAGAATTCGTCAATTGCCGACGGCGTGTAGGCTTCCCAAACGGGGCCGTCCCAATCACGAAGGGAAAGCAAGCCCGGTTCGGTAGCGCACAGCACGGGGCGGGGCGCGGTCTTCACAAGCGGCGTTTTGCCGGAACCCGGCCCGCCATGGGCTAGGGCTTTGACGCCGTATTGCGCCGAACACGCGTAGGCGGGCCGAAGTTGCGACATTTGCATGTTAGTTAACCTTCTTCACTTCAAGCCGCCCCATGGGGCCGGGCTTGGTTTCGATATTCGACGGCAATTCGTCAATGAATACGTCGGCGTGCGAAGTGCGGCCCCCTTCGTTAATACGGTAGTAGTCGGCACCGTATTTGAAGAACAATTGCCCTTTGTAGGTGTAAAGGTCAACTTGACGGAAACCGCCCTTTCGGCGTGCTACTGCGCATTCGCCTTCGATACGCGCAAAGTGTGACATTGTGTCAATTCCTTTCGTCGGGGGTTGAAGGCTGCGGCCTGTGGGCAAGCCGCAGCGATTGGGTTACGTGCCCTTCGGCGCGACAAGTTCCAGCGTAGGCGCCGCGGGCTTGATCGTAAGCACCTTGTCAACCTTCACGCGGTCTTCCGCGTCAAGTTTCTTGTATTCGGAAACCGAAAGCGTCGGCGTCCATTTAACAAGACGGTCGGCTTGCCAGTCTTCCAACTTATCAAGCATGTCTTCCACCTTGTCGGCGTTGCTGTCAAGCTTGTAGCTTTCCTTGACTACGGCCTTAAGCTTCCAGCCGTTGCCAAGTTCGACGTTCTGCGTTCCGATCTTGTCAACGTCGAACTGCCCGCCGACGATATGCTTGCGCAATTCCATTTCACGCGCCTTCGCACGGTCAAGCGTCTTCTTCGCTTCGTCCCATGCCATAATGGCTTCGTCGCGGGTCATGTCGGCAAGTGCCTTCGGGGTCTGTGCGTTCATTGGCTGCGTTCCTCTACTCTAGCGTTGAATGCGTCGGCTGTGTTCGGTGCCGATGTATGCACCCTACCGAAGCCGGGCAGGGCCGTCAAGAGAAAATTTCTGATATTTTGTAGGTTGAACAATTTAGCGGAAGTAGGTATAACCGGGCCGATACCGTATTAGACAAGGAAACCGACCGTGCCCACATGGCTTGACGATACGCGGGCTAGGCTTCAAGCCGCGCCGCGTTGGCTAACACTATCGCAGATAGCGACCGACACAGGCTTACAAGTTTCGTGGCTTTCGGCGTTTGCTGGCAACAAAATAACCGACCCCGGCATACAGAAGGTACAAGCGCTATACGATTACCTGTGCATTGTGCCTACCGGAAGTAAGCCCGAACGCATTAAGTTTGCGGAACACAAGAACTACCCGGCAGACGACGCAGCCGCAGGCGTTTACGTTATATGGTCTAACGACTTGTGTGTATACGTAGGTACGTCGCACAAAATGTTTAAGCGATTGCGCGATCACGCGCGCGACGCGCACATAATGCAGCATGGCCCTACGCATGTTGACCTAGTGTACGTTGACGGTAACGACGTGCAACGGCACGCGCTAGAGCGCACTAAAATAAATGCGCTTGCGCCGGTAGTGAACGTGCAGGGGAACGGAACAGCATGTACGAACAACTAACTAACCTGCCCGAAGACATACGCGCGTTTAATCAATGGGTAGTGTGGAAGTACGAAGACCGCGACGGCGCAAAGCCTACGAAGGTTCCGTACAGCGCAAAGACAGGTAGGCTAGCTTCCGTTACCGACCCGGATACGTGGGCTAGCTTTGACGAAGTGTACAACGCGTTGCAGTCGGGCCACTGGGCCGGGGCAGGCTTCGTGTTTACTGAACACGACCCGTTCGCAGGCATTGACCTTGACGACACAGAAGGCGACGACGCGGCCTTACGTGTGCAGTTAAAGATATACAACGCGTTCGCTAGCTACGCCGAACGTTCGCCGTCGGGCAAAGGCTTGCACATTATCGTACGCGGGCACGTCCATAGCGGGCGACGCCGGGGCAAAATCGAACTGTATTCGTCGGGCCGCTTTTTCACCATGACCGGCGAAGTATTCAACCGCGCCCCCATTGTCGAACGCCAAACGCTAGTTAGCCAACTATGGCACGAACTAGGCGGGCATATCGAACAACAGGCGATTAGCGGCGACATTATCGAAAAGTACACCGACGCCGAAGTTATCGAAAAGGCCGCTAGCGCGGTTAACGGCGAAAAGTTCATGCGCCTGCACACGGGCGATTGGCAAACCGACTACCCGTCGCAGTCGGAAGCCGACCAAGCGTATATGAACTTTCTTGCCTTCTACTCGCAACACCGTATTCAGCTTATGCGCCTATTCCGCCAAAGCCCCCTAGGCCAGAGGGAAAAGGCGCAGCGTAACGGCTACCTTAACTACACGATAAACCGCGCGTTTGACCGCATGTTACCGCCTATCGACGCAGCAGGCGTGTTTAACGCAGCCGAAGAAGTTGTAGCCGCAGCCCGCGCAGCGCAGGAAGCCCCGACGGCCCCGGCTGCTGTGGGCACCGGCCCGGCCCCCTCTATCGACATGTCGGCGCAGATTGCCCGTGCGATCAGTCAAGCCCCGGCCCCTGCGCCTGTGTCGCCTGTCGCGGTGCCCCCGGCCCCGAACACCGGCCCGACCGCTTCGGCCCCTGTGCCCTTGCCGCCCGGCCTGCTAGGCGAAATTGCCGACTATATCTACCGCGCAGCGCCGCGCCCTGTGCCCGAAATTGCCCTAGCAGGCGCTATAGGTCTTATGGCCGGGGTATGCGGGCGCGCGTTCAACGTGTCGGCTACGGGGCTTAACCAATACGTTCTAATGCTTGCGCCGACGGGCACAGGCAAAGAAGCCATGCAAAGCGGCATTGAACGCTTTATGTCGTACGTCATGCGCGGAGGCTTGGCCGACGATGCGCTTAACACCATGCCCGCCGTACGTGAATTCATCGGCCCTGCCGAAATATCGTCGGGGCAGGCGTTGCTTAAGTTCGTTGGCAAACAACGTAGTTTCGTGTCGGTCGTTGGCGAATTTGGCTTGACCGTGCAACGGCTAGCTCACCCCCGCGCGTCGTCGTCGGAAATCATGCTTAAGAAGGTGCTGCTAGACCTGTTCAACAAATCAGGTAACGACAACGTCTTGCGCCCGACAATCTACAGCGACAAGGAAAAGAACACCGACGACGTACTGTCGCCTGCGTTCACGCTGCTAGGGGAAAGCACGCCCGAAACGTACTACAGCAATCTTGACGAAAGCCTTATTAGCGACGGCTTGCTACCGCGCTTCACGACGATAGAGTACACCGGGCCGCGCCCGCAGTTTAACGAAGCGCACAGCTTCGCCGTTCCGTCGCTGGAGTTGGTGCAAAGGTTTTGCGCCCTGTGCGACAACAGCTTACGGCTTAATTCGCACAACATGGCTATAGCGTGCGAGTACACGCCCGAAGCCGATAAGTTCCTACGCAGCGTTGACACGTTCGCAGACGCGCAGATTAACGTACCCGACCAGCGCGAAGCTATCAGGCACCTGTGGAACCGTGCCCACATCAAGACACTAAAGCTAGCTGCGCTTGTCGCTGTAGGCTGCGCCGACCACACGAACACCGAACGCGTGTCTATCGTCATTGACCTAGACGCCGCCAAATGGGCGTACACAATCGTAGAACGCGACATTAAGTCTATCACGCGTAAGTTTGAAATGGGCGAAGTCGGCAAGAACAGCGAAGAAAGCAAACAGGTAAGCGACGTGCTGCGGGTCATTACGCAGTACCTAACGCAGCCGTTTGAAGAAGTAGCGAAGTACGGCGCTAAGCGGCCCATGCACGCCGACCACATTGTACCGTACACGTTCATTCAACGTAGGCTTGTCGCAGCCGCTTCGTTCCGGCACGACCGGGTAGGGGCTACGAACGCTATACGCCGTACGGTATCGACATTGCTTGACGAAGGCGTGTTGATTGAAGCCGACCGGGCTACGCTGCAAAAGTATAATGCACGCGGCAAAGCCTACGCCGTGTCTGACCCTGATAGGTTCAAGCCTTGACGGGCTGGGCGTAAAACACGTCGGGTAGGCGCTAAGTATAATAGTATAATAAGGGTATAATAGCTAAGTGTCTGAAAACAAACAAAGTATAACGTATTTAGGTATAATGGCAGTAAGACCCCCTAAAGACCCCCCGAACGTCGTACGCCTTGTCGGATAACTACGACGGATAAATACGATAGAGGGTCTACTAGTCTTATTATACTTATTATACTTATTATACTATTACTATATCTATATAGTTTTCAATGACTTACAGGGTATAACAAAGGGTATAACGGTATTAACCGAAGTATTTTCGTCGTATTTTCGTCGTAGGGGGTTGCAAGCCGTCGTAGTTGCCGCTATATTCAAATCATAGCAAGGAAGGAAACGAAATGTTTTACCACGCACACGTAGACGGGTTCACCAAGCAAGCGGCAACGATTGCCGAAGTTCAGGCTTGGCTTGACAACCTGCGTAGCCGCGTCGTCGGCTGCGAACTTAAAGTGTGGCGCGTAGTAGATAACCTTGCCGAAGCCAAGCCGTGCATTTGCGGCCCCGTCACCGCCTAACCTGTGGGCAAGGAAGGAAACTAACCAATGACAATCGAAATGCTAGACGTATTCGACAAAGAGCAAGACTATCTGCAAGAGGCGTCTTTTGTTTTCTACGCAGACGACCCAAACCACGACGCTCTTGTTGGCGCGGTTATGCGCAAAGTTCTTTACGAAGCTTACACTATGTATTCATGTTGCAGCGCTCAAACAAAACAAGGCGACATGGTAACTAAAATGGTTATTCGTTCGTCCGAACTGACCGAAACCGACGATTAACGCAACCGGGGGCCGTAGCCCCGCCCGCGTCCATGCTGAATAACGCCGACCTACCGCCCCCGGCGACAACCAACCGTGCCGCAATCATTGCCCGCATTCGGCACGCGCTTACAGAACTTGGCGGGCCAATCGAAGGGAAAGACAATGCCACCAATTAACCGTATCACGCTTGAGGACGTGCAAACGTTCGCCGAAAACCGCGTAGGCGAAAACAACGCGCTTGACCTATACCAGCGTATCGCAACAAAGTCGGCGTTCTATCCGGGGCAGGGCACGGCCCTAGGCTTGATCTACGCAGCCTTGAAGCTTAACGGCGAAGCGGGCGAATTCGCCGAACACGTCGGTAAGGCCATGCGCGACGACCGTTACGTGACGTTCACGCCGCAAGGCCGGTGCAACCCCGAACAACTTACCCC